ATCTGTTAAAAAACATCCTTGTAGTACCCATTTTTCGACTACGACCCCTGTTGGGTCTAACATTTCTAAATCTAGGTTCTTTTTATATCCTGCTGCGTAACCCATTCTACCTGTTACTGACTCAGCGTGTAATCTAACCCACTCCATTAAAGCTTGTGAAGCTGAAGGACCAATCGGGTCACGGAAAGTAACACTTATTGTATTCCATACAAATCTCCCAGCTACATAAGTAGATGTGTTAAGGAATGGTACTTCTACAGAATTAATTGTTACTTGTGGTCTTGATGTACTTTCTACGTACCACTCATTTATACCTAAAGAAGAATCAAATCTAAGAATAAACCTATTCTTTTTCTTTGGTTCATAAGGTATCGGCATGTTCATTAATAAATCGGCCATATTGTTTTACTTTTTAGTTTTTTTATTTGTTAATAAATATCAGTTATTATTTACTTCTCCTTTCTATAAATATATCGTTGCAGCAAAAGATATTAATTATTCGCTCTACTAACTATAATTTTATTCTCTCCCTCTGTTGAAGTGTCGTAAACTACAAAACTAATTTCGGGATACTCTATAGATAGTTCATCTTTAATGTAGTTAATTACTGTCTTAATGTTCTTTCTATCGTCGTCACTAAACCCAATAGATAATCTCCTATAGTCACCTCCTGTTATGTTTTTAACCCCACTAACAACTTTTTCTACATAATCCTTTAATGCAATTTTCTTACCCAATTCTGGTCTATCCGCATCTTGGTCTAATCCAAATTTATCTTTAAACTCTTTTGAGCTTACGGGCAAATAGTCGTTATCGGATAAATAAAAATCTATTTTTTCTTCAGTAGTCATATTTACAATCGAAGGGAAAGTATTTTCTATATTTTCTAACATCCTCTCAACTTCCTCTGTTTCAAAAGTCATACCTATTAAAAGTTTGATTCCTTCTTTAATAATATGTGGTTGTGTTCCTCTTGCTGTTATTATTGAGAAAGGATTTGCATAAATCAAAGCTTCTTTAAGTTTATCAAAACTTGGCGCAAACTTATTTTGTTCTATAGCTTTTCTTATATCTTGCATGAATATTTCTGGGTTTGCAAAATCATCAAAAGAATATGACGTTAATCTATAATCTGGACTACTCCTAAGTGTAGAAAATTCTTCTGTACTTACACTTACTGGTTTCCACCCAGTCCCTTCTTTTTTTTCTAACCTTATTTTGGTTGGCATAAAAAGAATATTATCATCCCAATCAAAAGCATACCCTCTAATTTTATCTGATGGTAAAACTTCACCAATCTCACTAATGATTTTTTTTAGTTGGTTTCTTTTTATTATAATTTTTCTAGACATATTAATATAAATATCTTGTAACTTATTATAAAAATATTCGTATATTTATATACAGTTAACCAAAAGTCAAACAATTTAAAAAAAATAATATGGAATATTTACTCGGATACTTAATCTTATCGTTAATAGTTATGGTCTTATTTATTGAGGTAAATAAGAAACAACTTTTAGAAAACTATTTAAATTTTGAAAAAAGGTATGATAGACAACCTTCTAACGGTTGGTATAACTTCTATATCTTTACTCACTTTTTAAAGTCTCCTCTATGGTGCCCTATGATTATACTTTTAATTTTAGGTAATGGGGGTAAACTAATTAAATAACTTTAGAAGCTTATTTCGTCATCTATATCCTCCAAATCTTCAGGTTCATCTAATTCTGGAAAAGGTAATGGGTCAGCTAACTGTTCATAACTTCTTGGGGCTCTTTGTGATGAACCAGAACCAACTAGCTCAGCACTATACATCATAAAATTATTTAATTTAACTAAAGTATTTTGTATTTGTTTTCTAGTAGTAGAATCTTTAATGGCTGACCAAGCTCTTTTCATACCGTCAATAATATTCTCAATTCCCGCGGCTGCTGAAACTCCTGGATTACGTCCTCTCCATTCATCTTGTGCTTCAGTTAATATACTTCCTCTATAATCCTTTAATTGTAGACCTTTAATATTTTCTTTTATTATTGCTTTTCTAATTAAATTATAAGTGTATTTAATTTCAGAAACCATTCTATCACTAGAACCGAGAGACGCAGAACTACTACTACAAGGAACTTCGGTTTGTGACTTAGAACATCTACAACCCATTGCAGGGTTTGCTGAGACAATGTTTCCTCCCTGATTTGGGTCTTCACAACATACACTTGGACAACATATCTCCTCACTTACATCTACCCAACCTTCTGGACACTCAATTGAAAAATCAAATGTTTTTTTCTCTATTTTACCATTAGGTAAACATCTTTTACAATCTTGTTCTTCATCATCTACGCCATGTCCCTCACTATTACTTCCATTACCATTAGGTTGCTCTAGTAAATTAACTGGGTTATAATGAGAGCCCGCGTTATTCAATCTATTAAACCAACCTGACATTTTGTCTACTTGAGATTCATTAATTGGTTGTGTTGTTCTTAATTTTCTCATTTCTTTTAAATTATTTTTTATTAATGATTCTGAAACTGGTGGTGGACAATTAGCACAATAAAATCCTGGTCTAGTAGGACAATTATTACAATGCTGATACATTATTGTACCATCTGGACGATAACAACATTGAGGAAGAATACCACTACCACTATTTGAGTCATTATTGGATGCCTTAGTTTTAGATATGTCTTTTGGTGCACGCCTTGCTGGGGGATGTCCTGCTACACATTTACACTTATTTTCGTCCCAATAATGTCTCTTTGCACATGACTGGTCTTGAACACAGGGTTGTGTACCTTCTCCCATTTCTCTTCTGGAAGAACCTGTTTTATCACAACAATCAACCCAATTCCCATTACTGTCATATGAAGCAGGACAACATACATGGTCTCCACCACCATCACTTACTCTACTGTCATTAGCATGTGGTCCTACACATACTCCGCCTTCACTACACTCTAAGTGTGCTTGACAGAATGTTTCTACACCGTGTCCTATATCTTCACCACAAGAGTCTCCTGGTCCTCCAGCTATCATACCTGTACCACCACATGGTGGACCATCTGGACAAGGGTTTTTAATCGGCTCAAACCAATCTGGTCTTAGTCCTTCATTTGCTTCATCTAAAGAAACCATTAGTCGTTGTAACTGACCTTCTGACACGACTATCTTTTGGGTCTTACCTTTGGTGAAGGTTTTTTTGTTGGTTTTATCTAAGCCGATTTCTTCTGATAATAATCGTTTTTTAAATCTCATAATCTATTTTATATATCTTCAAATGATGCTCCCGTAGGGGTAATTAGGAATTCAACAAATATAAATTCAAGTGCTCTAGTTGGTTTGATGTAAATCTTACCGTTCATTTCATTTCTATCAATTTCCTCTGGGTCATCTGACAATACCACTCTAAAGTCTGTTAAACCTCTATCTCTTCTTATAGAGTCTAGGATTGGGTTAACTAGGTCTAAGAATTGTTGTCTTACCACATCATCATTTTGTTCAAATAATAATCTAACCGCAACTGCTGAAATCAATTTTCTAGTTTGTAATAATAATCTTCTTACATTTATTCTATCCAATGCTGATTCTTTAACTTGTAGTGTCTTGTTACCAAAGATAATTGGACCTACGTCACTAAATGTAGCGATTGGATTTAATCTTCCAACATATAAAATATCTCTTTCGTCTAAAGTTAACTTTGTTCTAGCTTTAACCGCGTTAACAACACCTCTAGTATAACCCGCAGATGCGAACCATGGGAATGCTATATTATCAGTTAATGCTAAGTTTCTAGTAACTTCAGCTGTTGGTGGGATATATAATTGTTTGTTTGTATTATTGTCTCTAGTAAGTACCCATGGGTAATACGTTGCTGTGTAGTTAGAATCTATGAAACTATCTTCAAGATTATTAACTGCTTCAGTAGAATCTATTTTATTAGTAGCGTCTGTTGTGTTAGATACAAAGAGATTATAATCTGGTGTGGTTGTTATGTATAATGAATCTGCTCTATCACTCTCTACCATATCAATAGTATCATTTACTAGGGCTAAATTATTTACATAATCAATACCTGGTGTTGTAAATACATTAATATCTACCGATTCTGGATTGTCAAACTTATGAATCGCTTGTCTGTACGCATCGTAATCAGTATTAGATTCAGTAGTTGAAATCTTTTTAAATGACCCTAGTCCTGTCGCGTCTGAATAAGTTGTGTCTGAACAAGCTCCGTATTTGTAGCCTGTCATACCTAATCTATAGGTATCTTGATTTGTTCTTGTTTTTCTATATTCATCCCAACCATCAAAACCACCGTAAGGTACTATAGTAAACTTTCTAGCGTTTAATTTATAATATGGGTCAGTTGTTGATGTTGGTTCAGATTGGAATGATGCTGCACCTACCATAAACATTGACTTACCACTTAATGTTGTTGCTGTATTTGTCAAATAAGACCCTGAACCAGCTATTACCACTGTTGCTCCTGAATCCATATGGAATCCTTGTGTTAATGTTGTCCAATCACTTCCTGTGGTATCGGTACATACATTTGCTGGTGTTTTATATCCTTTGTATTCAAAGAAATCGAAATCAATCGCTGCACCATCTCCACTAGAGAATCCTAAATAATTCTTTCTCACATTATCTCCTGCTGATATTGACGCGTTACTTGCACCTCCAGTAGATGTATAATATGGGTCAAAAATTGTCTCCCCTGGTGTATAGTATTTAGTTTTCCATTGTGGGAAAGGATTTATAACATTAGTACAAGAATCTCTAAAACTATAACCCTCAAATCCAGCTGGTAATGCATCTTTTAAATCACCTTCAATAACAGAATCCGCTATTTCCAACATGGTATAGATAGATTTTAATTCATATTCCCCGTCTGATGTACCAATCTTTCTAGCTATAAAGTTAGGTAATGTTGGGTCTAAACTACATCTTGTATATTTTTCTATAACGCTTGGACTTGCGTCTGTATCATAAAAGTCTCTAATTTGTACATCAAACTCTAACCTTTCAAATGATATGTTAGTTATTGATACTTTGTATTCTCTATTTCCATCTGAACCATCAGATATGGAAACGAATCTAAATAATCTTTCTACACTCTTACCTCGTAATTCAGAAACTAACCATGGTGTTCTAGGTGTTTGCCATTCGTTCATATACCACCCTAAAGATGTTCTGTTGGTGTTATTGAATCTTGCTGCTGGACGATAACATGTACAACAATTTAACCCTCTAACGTTTTGTCTACGATATAAATATTTTAATAAATTAGGGTATACTTCTTCTACAAAAACAGGTACTTCGTCAGAATCTCTATCAAAAACTTTTCTACCTAATACTCTAGATATGTAATTTTTCTTAGAACTATCCATAGAAGTTGTAAATTTATATATGACCCCATCATCTGTTTTTGCTGAAATACCAAAATCAGCAAATGGGTCTCTTAGAACATCTGCGAATGAGTTGGAACAGTCAAAGTCTACGTCTCCTTGTTTATAACCATCCCCTGTACTTGCACTAATCTTATATGTTGGTCCACCACTAGTTAATGTACTTTCTCCTCTAGACCTTAAAGTCGCAATTGTCATATTATGATATTCTGTATTTGCACTAACACATTCATAGTTAGTGTAGGTTCCACTTAAAGTAAGACCTAAATAAGTTACGGCTGAACATGAACCGGTATAGAATGTTG